CTTGCTGAAAACATCAAACCAACTCGCAAAAGAAAAAGGACATTGTGAATATTTTGGACGTACCAAATATTCTGATGGTATGCTTCCGATTGATACTTATAAAAAAGATGTAGATGAAATCTCCAATATTCCCTTTCAGCACGACTGGGAAGCACTAAGAGCATCTATTTTAGAGTATGGGTTGAGACATTCCACACTATCAGCACAGATGCCATCAGAGAGCAGTTCTGTCGTCTCTAATGCAACTAATGGTATCGAACCTCCTCGTGGTTATCTGTCAGTCAAGCAATCCAAAAAGGGACCACTAAAACAGATTGTACCTCAATACCAAACTCTCAAAAATAATTATACTTTACTTTGGGATATGAAATCTAATCGAGGATATATCAATATTGTTGCAGTAATGCAAAAGTTTTTTGATCAGGCAATATCAGGTAATTGGTCTTATAATCCAGAGAATTATCCTGATAATGAAGTTCCTGTAAGTGTAATGGCAAATGATTTTCTCACCACATATAAACTAGGTTGGAAAACAAGTTATTACCAAAATACTTATGATGGAAAGACGGATGATGCAAAAGACGAAAGAGTAAATACTATTGATGATTTAGTAAATGAAATTTTAAATTCAGGAGAAGATGACTGTGAAAGTTGCAAAATTTAGAGTTCACTCGCAAGAACCTACAATGCTAAAAGGAATGACCGTCTTTAATACTAATGACGTTGATTCCAAGAAACAACCAATGTTTTTTGGAAAACCACTTGGAATTCAAAGATATGACTCCTATAAGTATCCAATTTTTGATAAGTTAACTCAACAACAACTTGGTTTCTTTTGGAGACCAGAAGAAATTTCTCTACAAAAAGATCGTGCAGATTACCAAACACTAAGACCAGAACAAAGGCATATCTTTACTTCAAATTTAAAGTATCAAATTATGCTTGATAGTGTTCAAGGTCGTGGTCCTGGAATGGCATTTACACCTTATTGTTCTCTTCCTGAACTTGAAGCATGTATGACTGTATGGGGATTTATGGAAATGATACATTCTAGATCTTATACTTATATTATTAAGAATGTTTATCCAGATCCAGCAGAAGTTTTTGATACTATTCTAAATAATGAAAAGATATTAGAAAGAGCATCATCAGTTACTGGTGCTTATGATGATTTTATAAATTCTGCACATTCCTATGGAACTTCTAATGATTGGGAGTTTGCAAATGAAGGTGTTCCTTATGGAACTGATGCAAGACTTGAATTAAAACGAAAACTATATCGTGCAGTTGCTAATGTAAACATTTTAGAGGGGATTAGATTTTATGTCTCGTTTGCATGTTCTTTTGCGTTTGGGGAACTTAAACTCATGGAGGGATCTGCCAAAATTATCTCTCTTATCGCAAGAGATGAAAATCAGCATCTTGTCATCACTCAAAACATCCTCAACAAATGGAATGACGGAGATGATCCAGAGATGCAGAAGATTGCTAAGGAGGAACAAGAATGGGTAAGAGGAGCATTCAAAAAGTGTGTAAATGAAGAAAAACTATGGGCAGAATATTTGTTTAAAGATGGTTCTATGATTGGATTGAATGATAAACTACTTGGAAACTATGTTGAGTGGATTGCAAATCGTAGAATGAAAGCAGTTGGATTAAAACCTGAATATGATATTGCATCAAAGAACAATCCACTTCCTTGGACTGAACATTGGATTAATTCTAAATCAGTTCAAGTTGCACCCCAGGAAACGGAAATTTCTAGCTATTTGGTTGGTGGAATTAAACAAGATATGAAAAACGATAGTTTTACTGGATTTAAGTTATAGGATTTGGGGGCATATGCCCCCTTTTTTTATAAATAAATAAAAACCGTAGAAATGATATGTCTAATTTTTACAAAAAAGAAAACATAAATGAAGGTTTGAGTTTTGAAATAAAACCGTCCAGAGGAATTGAGCATTAACACCTGACGCAGCTCAACAACTAGGACCAAAAGCAGTTGAACTACAAAAGAAAAAAGCAGCAGAAGTAGATCTTCCTAACAAGTCGGGCGTTAAACTTGCAAATTCATATAAACCGAAAGGAAAAATAGTAAAAGAAGCACACTACAATCCTACGACTGGAAAAATTCAAGCAGAAAAACCATCAGAAGAAGAAATTAATACGTTGGCAAAAAAAGCAGCAGCATCTGGACCAAAGAAAAGAAAACCAGTTGGTTCAGTTCGTAAAAATAGTGCGACCTTCAAACCATCATCACCAGAGCAAGCAAAGGCGGATATGAAAAGTTGGAATGATTATTGGAGTGGAAGTGAAACAATTGATGTAGGTGCTGATGCTGGTTCTACTATTAGCGATTTCGTCCATTCAAAGAGCAAAACATTCAAGGGTGATAGTACGAAGCAAAGAATTAAGAGAGCACTTGGTGCTTATTATGGAGCACAGAAAGAAGAAATAGAAAATAGTTATGAGTGTGTGATAGAAGCACTTGTAGAATATGGATTTGCCGAAGATGCCGAAACTGCAAACGATATGATTATTGGATTAAGTGAAGGTTTTATTGGTATGATATTTGAAGAATATTTGGAAGAGAAAGCAAGAGGCACTAGACCAAAAACAACTGCACACGCATATGATATGGACGAAACTTTGTTTGGTCACGACCATTCAAAGGTGAATGTCCACGTTCATAATGAAAAAGGAGAGAGAACTCAAAGTTTGAGTAATCAAGAATTCAATACTCATAAACTTCCAAAGGGTCATTCTTATAACTTTGATGAGTTTAGAAGTTCAAAGGTTTTTGAAAAGTCAGCAAAACCTTTGAAAAAAATGATTAAGCATTTGAATAAACAAAAAGCACGAGGATATGATACTCATATTGTAACGGCTCGTAGTGATATGGACGATCAACCTGCATTTGCAAAACATCTTTCTAAGTATGGTATTAATATCAATCCAGGAGAAAACGGTAAAGGACATACTCACGTTCATCGTACAGGTAATCTTGAAGGTAGTGATGTTGGAGTAAAGAAGAAAGATACACTTCAAGGTTTATCACAAAAACACGGATATAAGAAAATTCATATGTATGATGATGCTGCAAAGGTCCATAAGGCGGTTCAAAACACACCAGGAGTTGAGGTCAAAACTCATATGGTAAAACCAAGAGGGAAGTCAGGTGAAGTGCGACCACGGTCGTTTAGAGCAACCGAAACACAAAAAGAAGAATATTATATTGATTTTGGAATTAATAATATACAAGAAGTGAAAGAAATAGACATTACGCCTTATGAATACTGGAAAGAAAATATAAGATAAATAATAGAAAAAGTACTTTTTTAGTAAAATGAAGCAAGAGAATTTAGACGAGCTTAAAAATATCTACTTAGGTTTGGTGACTGGTGGGGAAGGACCGGAAGTGTTGAGTGAGGCACCTACTCAATTTGCTAAAGATTTACAGAATAATATAAGAGATACGGCAGCTCAAAAAACAGTTAATAAAGCTCTTAGTGGAGGACTAAAACCTGCTGCAACACCTACAGTTCCGAGACCTGCTGCACCTACTCAATTTGCTAAAGATTTGCAGAATAATATAAGAGATACGGCAGCTCAAAAAACAGTTAATAAAGCTCTTAGTGGAGGACTAAAACCTGCTGCAACACTACCAGCAAAAAAAGTTGGTCCTAAGATTGTAGGTCCTAAGATTGTAGGTCCTGGTGGTGATAATAGTGGAGGAACACCAGCAGGACAAGCACCAAAACCTGCTGCTCCAAGACCAGCAGCAGCACCTACAAAACCAATGGGTGGCGCTCCTATGGACCAGTTTGCAAGAGCAAATCCAACTCTTGCCGCCAAAGTAAAACCAGGGCAATCTGGATATGATACTATCAACACAAGATTATCTGCCGATAACGATAGAGGACCAAGCACACCAACACCAGCAGCAGAACCTTCTGGTGAAACTGATAGGCTCAAAAAGGCACTTGACATCAAAAAGTCAGATGTGACCTCTTCTTATGAATGGTCTTCAGTAAAAACTCTAAAGAATATTGCAGATGCATATTCTAGTGTTTATGAGAAGAAAGAATATGAAACATCCAGAGATAAAGACAAAGATGGTGATAATGACTTTGCTGATAATATGATTGCTCGAATGGTTGCTTCTGGTATGTCCCGTGAAGAAGCAATTAAGAAAGTAAAGAATAAGTCTTATAATGAAGAAATTGAGTATATTGAAGAAAGAGACGAAGGCAAACCAGGTTTAATGTTTAAGAAGATTGCTGCAAAAGCAGCAAAGAAATATGGTTCAAAAGAAGCAGGCAATAGAGTTGCTGGAGCAATTCGTAAGAAAGTTCTTGCAAATGAAGCAACTGCGATGGCTAAGAGAGGTCTTGATGAACCTGCAATTCGTAATAAGATTGCATCAACAACTCGTGGCGATGAGAGTGCAGACAAAGCAACTGCACTAGCAGATCGTGAAACTTATGGTGATAATAAAAAGAAAGAAGGTAGAGAGAAACTTGCAAGAAAGCAAAGAGGCGATTTCCGTGATACGACTTCTTCAAATCCTGGACTTCACGGATATGCATACAAAGCAACAACCGATGCTGATAAAGAAAAGCAGGCAGCAAGAGGAAAACAAAGAGGTGTCCTAACTCCTAATGAAAAGAAGACCCTGAATAGAGAAGAAGTTCATATCTATGATACTATTATATCACACTTACTTGAATATGGTTTCGCAGATACAGAAGAAGGTGCAGATGTGATTATTGAAAATATGAGCCAATCTTGGATTAAACAAATCCTAAGTGAAGATTGATTTATAAAAACAAATAAGTAAAAGCACCTATTGACTAGGTGCTTTTTTATGACTATAATAACTCTGTGGGTTTTGAGAAAATATCTTAGGTTCTAAATACATTAAGATTACTTAAAGGACCTCTTGGCGACATATAATAATCCTTGGTTATATAATGAAGAACCCTTTGAGACAAATGATATCCAAGATTGGTATGGGTTTGTATATCACATACGAAACACTTGTAATACTCGGTGTTATATTGGAAGAAAGTACTTTTGGTCTTTTACAAAGGATAAAGGAAAGAAAAGAAAAAGCAAAAAGGAAAGTGATTGGAAAAATTATTATGGAAGCTGTACAGAACTCAAAGAAGACATAAAGATATTTGGAAAAGATAAGTTTGAAAGAAAGATTATAAGTCTTCACAAGACATTAGGAAAAACTAATTATGAAGAAACTAAACAGTTATTTTTAAATAATGTTTTGATTGAAGCACTTGACGATAATCATCCAAAGTATTATAATTCACAGATACTATCTCGTTATTTTAGGAAAGATTATTTCAATTATGAATCAAACAAAAACACAAATAATGGTGCAGTGTGATAGTATTGTTGCATATTATATTGAACGAATAGAACATCATTATAAAAATGGAAGAAAAAAAGAAGCAAGATGTTTACATAAAGAAATTCAACAATGGATACAGGAAAAAGAAGATTATGAAGTGATTACTTTAGAATACTTAACTGATTATTTTGACAAAACCTAAATAATCTCATATAATGATTAAGCAATCCTTAAAAAGATTGCTTTTTTTATTATGAGATTTTGACGTGACAACCTAGAGCCGTGGAAGATGCCCTTCGAGAGATGTGGTGTACCCCTCTTCTATACGGATGCCGAATTCTATTAAAATTAATGCTACTATCAACAATTGCTACCCTTTCAGTCTTAACTGCGTTTGCTTCACCACTACTCTTACCGGTGAGTGCTCCACCAGTGCCTGAGAAAGAAAGTTTAGAACTCACAATTCAAGACTTCTCAAATCAGAAAGACACCAAATCTGAAAAACTAAACATTACAGAAACGAAGGTCGAAAATAAAGAAAAGATTTGGAAATGTAAAGGGTGTAATCAAACAGAAACTTATGCTT